CGCTCTGTCGAAATACGAAGGCTCTCCGTTTGCTACGGTATATCCCGCCTCTGGAGCAGCGCCTGGAGGCAGTTGCAAAGGAGCATTGGGATTAGGGCCCGCGCTTGCCACGGTATATCCCGCCTCTGGGGCTGCGCCTGGGGGCAACTCCAGACGAGAACTGTTTGCCAAGAACCTTTCATAGCCTGTCGTATCAGGCGCGGACAAATTCTGCGCCCCAGAATTTGACACGTTAGCAGCGTACCCCAGACGTGCGTCAGGGGATGCATTGGTTACGCTGTACCCGGCCTCTGGGGCTGCGCCAGGAGGCAGCCGCAGAGCACCCTCGTAATTAGCGGGCGGGACATAGTCTGGAACTGCGCCAGGGGGCAGCTCCAAAGCAGTACGGTTTGCCAAGGCTATGTCAACGGGGTTGGAAGGATAAGCAGCTAAGTCAGAAGCGTTTACCAGGTCCTGCGCAGTGCCGATTGCTCCAGCGGGGCGTATTGCTCCAGGGGCCTCGACGCCTGCTGGGGCAGGCTGGCCACCTGCTAACTCAATGTCAGAGGGCCCGTCCAACTTCACAGCGTTCCTATAGGCGTCCTCTCCATAGTTCTGAAGGCCTCGCGTCGCTCCTGCTGCTGCGCCAGAGATCAAGCCCATTCGCAAGGCGTCTTGCTCGCTCATGCCGCTCAGTCTGCCGATACCAGCGCCAAGTAAGCCTGTTGTCAAGCCTGTGTTCAATGCACTGCCGGCTGCGCCGGGCAGGTAGCTGCCAACAGCCGACAAGGGGCTTGTGCCAAAGACCGTGCCGCCTCCGCCGATGTAGCCCATGGCACCTGAAACCAAAGCATCTTTGATGTCACCGCCGGCCAAGAGGGAAGACCCTGCGCCAGCAAGGCCTGCTGCCGTGCCCATTGAAAGACCCACGCCCGCCGGCCCAAGGACCGCTGCCAAAGCAACAGTGGTCAGGATACGCCCGACAGGACTTTTGAGCACGTCTTTGGTGACGTTTACAACGCTTTTAACAGCGTCTTTGACGCCACCTACGATGTCACCAATAACGCCGCCCTTGAATTCGGGCAAGCCCGTGGCGGGGTTGATCGTGCCTGAGCCGCCACGACGCTTGAGCATCGCAGCTTCTTCAGGGGTAATGTGGGCAAGGATGCTGTCCCCGCCGCGCCCTTTGGCCGCAAGGTATTGACCAACATCTGCTAGACCGCCGGAGGCCATGCCTACAGGCTGCAGGCCCTCAACAACAGGGCTCATGTCCATGGGCTCTTGCGCGCCAGCGCCTTGCATCTGCCGCATCTCTTGCAGCACCGCGAGCATCGCGCCAATAAACTCAGGGTCGTATTCTGCCGGCATGTCCCCTTCATCAAGGGCATCGCCTTCAATCATCTTTTGGAGCAGGTTTTTGTAGTCGCCAGGGTTCTGGCTGACGTATGTAAAAACCTGGATGAGCACGTCAAGCTGCGCAGGCGTGAGCTGAAGGTCACCAATGTTCTGGCGAATGGCCTCTTTTAAGGCAGCATCCTCTCCGGGGCGGGCCATGCCGAGCGCCGTCATTGCGGCACCGTAAGAGTCCGCAATCGTGACAGTCGGTTGTTGCTGTTGGGCTTGTTCGCCCTCCATGCCCATGCCTTGAGGCAAGGCCATGATTCCTTCAGTTGCCATGATAGTCCTTTCCAATTTTTGCCAAAGACCTCATGGGTCGCGCGCCGGGAAAGGACGCGTTGATGGCGTTATTATCCATTAAATGCTCAACTTCTGTCCACTCATTACGTCCTGTCAATCTCAAGGTAGGACAGGTAAAAGTGCACGCCAGCGATACTCGAGGTGACCGTGAGCACGTCCCCTGTCTCAAGGACACAAGGAATGCCGTTAAAAACGTCAAAAGTCGTGTTGACCGTCAACGAACGGTCCTTCTGCAGGTAATAGGTCGTTCCGGTGCCCGTGTGGGTGACTGTAATAGCCGCTGCTCCTGTGCCCGCATTGGTCACGCGCAGGGAACGCACGACAGCCGAATTGGCTGCCGGCACGGTGTACAAGGCCGTGGGCGTTGCCGCTGCAGGGATGGAGTATTTGCGAAAATATTTATTTGCCATCTGTGTCTCACCGAGTCAAATCGTAAAAAGAGATGGAACCTATACCGCCCCCGCTGCCTGCACCGCCTGTCGTTACAACACGTGCTGCCAGCGTAAATGTGTCACTAACACTTGCTAAAGATGCTCCAAGCTGCAGGTCCCAGTTATAGGCACCCCCTGCGTTTAATGGCACTGGCCCCGATTTACCAGTGGTAAACGTGTTAATGCAGATTGTTCCACCTGTCATAGCGGAAGCCGTGATGTCGTATTCTGCGTTGGCGTCAGAGGGCACTGCGGTCCATGATGGACTAGTCAAGGTTGCATTTTTAATCAGCGCAATTTCGTAATTGTCTGAGGTTGTCGGAAGAAAATTTATTGCTGATGGTATGACAACGGCACCTAAGGCGGTGGATGCCAAGCGGATAGAGGCAATAGGATAAAAAGAAGTTGTGATCGTTGAAGCAGAGGTCGCATTAACCCGTCTTGCAACGTGTTCAATTGACGTCTGTTCAAACCCGCCCTCAGACATCACAGAGCAACATATCTGAGTCAGCGACGCTGCAACTGCTGCAGTGGTGGTCGTGATCTCATATCGCACTGGCAAGATGGCAGTCGTCATGTAGACGGTCGTGCCGTATTCGTTTGCGGTGTCAAAGGTGTGGCAGACGATGTACTGGCCGTCAATGATGAAGCCGCAGCGCACAGAGCCAACGCCCAGCCACTCAAAGTCCATCCAAAGAATCTGGGGCTTGGTCAGGTCCAGGGTGATACCACTTGGGCCCGTGCCGTTGAGCTTGTCCCCGTTCCACGAAGACTGGGCCACGGCCCGCGCATCGCTTGCCACGCCCGAGGTGTACGAGCGAACAACAAAGGAGTTGGTACCACCGGTGCGCTGAAAGAACACGCCGTTTTGCGTGTTGAAGTAGCCGACCTTCTGGTCCAAGTTGGCCGATGTTCCGTTGTCCATGAGGAAGGTTGCAAGTACCAACAGGCCTTTGCCAGGCTGGTACGGGAACGAGCGGAACGTCTGACGGACCACGGACCCCACGCCACCAGCGGTAACAGCCAAGGTGTTACTCGCCTGGTTGGTGTTGAAGGTCACAGAGCCGGTGCCCGATACTGAGCTGTCAAACTGGTTGTCTGATGCGTACCTGTTCTGGCTGTCAAACAGCGTGTAGGGCTGGCTGACGCGCAGGCGACCAAACGCATCCGTGTTGGTGCCACCGATTGAAATCGGTATTGGCAATCCGGTGGTGTCCATAAATCCTCCGCCATCTCCATACCACGCGTATGCGGAGTCTTTGTCTTCGGTGACTACTGGAGAATAAGTGTTGTTGAGTTGAAAAATAACCTGCTCGAGCGAACGCACCAACTGGTTGAACTGCTGCGGGTCGTAGCCCGACTGAGTTGCGTTGGGCAGGCGGACGTTGGTGATTTTGCTCATCGCAGACCGTCCGGCTGGATGTCCACGCGCATCGTGCCAAAGCGCCAGAAGCTGCCCAGTTCGTCGCTCTCAATGCGCAATTGAACCTGACGACCGCGTGCGCGCGTGCTCACGTACTGCGTAGTCGGCGTGATTACGTAGGGGTCCAAGGAGCTTGCTACTGCGGCAGCCTGTGGGTAAGGGCGCAGACGAAGGCCTACAGTGATGTTCCCTGTCTGCCGCTTGAAATCAGGGATAAACTTCTGCATCAGCAGCATTTGGTCACCGTCACCGATGTCAAAGTATCCCGAGTACACGTAGGCGTCAATCGCCACACCATTGGCGTCTACACCGTCCTCTTGGTTGTACAGGTGGCTACGTCCTGCCGTGAGGCCGTAAATTGTGGTGATGGTAGCCTCGGTATCAAGCGGATCATATTCGGCGGCCAAGGGCTTCTCAAATGTGCCAACGTCGGTCCATGCCATACGGGACATAGTGCCCACTGACCAGACGTTTTCCATGTAGTTGTAGGTCACGAAGCGGTTGACATAGTCACTGCTCAATGACGGATAAAACCACGTTACCTCGTTGAACTGGGTGTTGATACCCACGTTCACGGCAGTCGCCTGTGCAATGTTCAGGTCTTCAAAGACGTAGTCCTGCACAGTGCATGGAATTTTTTTGACCGTACCGTCAAACACAAAGAACGCGTCCTTGCTCATCCAATACGCCACGCCATTGACATCCGCAGATGCGTGGGGACTGATGATGCCGCAGTTGGCACCTAGTTGTTGGAAGCCAAAGGTATAGGGCGGTCCAAGGTACTGTTGGCCATGGATGGACGTGTCTGTCCAAATCAAAATCTGACCACGTGAGCGCAGCGCCGAGACGATCTCGTTGCCGTCCGTGAGCCGTTGTCCACCGGCCGTGTTGGTTGCGGTGGCAACAAAGTCGTTGATGTTCTCTTGCGAAGAAAAGCGCACAAACATCGGGTCCTGACTTGTCGGGTCACCCAGCGTGGACTCCGTGCCAAGACACACCAGGTGGCGGTCAGGGGTGGATACCAGCGCAAACTTGGATTTAGTGGGCGCGCCGGAAATGGCCGTGGCCCGCGTTCCGAGGCCCGAGCTGGGGTCCCATTCGTAGATGCCGCCATCAACCAACTGCAGGATAAGGAGCTGGCCAAAGTTATCAAACTGCCAGACCCGGGCCAGCAAGGCCAAAGCCGCCGAAGCAGGGCGGGGCGTGCCCCAGGTGCTCAAGCCCCACGTGCCGGTGCCCCAGCCAAAGTCGACATAACTGATGTCGTTTCCGACGTTGATCTGGTAGGTCGCGGTTGCCGCGCCGGCCGCCGCTGCCGTGGAGGTCGCTTGGGTCGGGGAGACGATTGTGTAAGTGCCAGTGGAGAGTACCTCTTGAATCTCAAACTCGTTTGTGAGACTAGCATTGGGGATGCCTCCTGGGTTGCCAGTGACGGCGCTAAAGGTGACGAAGTCCCCTTGCACCGCACCGTGGGCCGCGTCATTGACAACCACCGTGGTGCTGCCGTTGGTAGTGCTAAAAGTGCATGCACCCGTGGCCCGAATGGGGGTGATATCGGCCCACGCACCGCCGTAGAACGCATAGACCTTGCGGTTTGTCCCAAGGGCCGCGTAGGGTGATCCCTCCAGGTCGTTCCAGGTAAAAATGTCGCTGGCAGAACCCACAAAGTTCACCACCGTATTGCCAAAGCGCGTCCATCCGCCCATCTTCTCTGGCAGGCCGTAGCGAAAGCGCACGTAGTCGCTGTCAACCCAGCCGCCTTCAGCGCCGTACTCGGTGTTCTGTTTGTCGACGCCTGGCTTGAGAAAGAGCCGAAGAAGTGGCATTATCTGAACCCTGCTGTTTTCTTTGCAATCTTTTTAGGCTGCGCTACAAACTGCTTTCCTGCCGCCTTGCCTTTGCGTTTGGCCTTGGTCGTGGCCGCATATTCAGCAGGAGACAAGGACTTGATTGCGGCCTCAGGTAAGTAGCGTTCCCCGGTCTTGCTCGAGGGCTTTCCGGACTTAGTGCGCCACTTCTGCTCGCCCCAGTCTTTTAGGGATTTTTGAGGGGCTTTCAATCTCGGTACCCCCCGCCTGCGGCCTTGTACTTCTTGGCTACCAACTGTGCTTTCCTCGCGGACCACTGGCCCGCGCCTGTGCCCTGAGTAGCGGCAGATTTAACCTGGCTCACGATCCGCTTGCGCAGCTCGGGCTTGGTATAGTTGCCGGCGGCATTGACACTGCCCCCTTTTTTAAGGGCGGCAACTTTAGGCCTGGCAGGGTTTTTGGCCGGCTTCTTCATGTGACGCGTCTCCACTCAGGTTTGCCGTCACCCCGGCTGAAGTGTGGCGTATCCAGAATCTTAATGCCGTTTCCGCCCCAAGAATTGAGCGGATGCAGGGATTCCCAGTAGGCACCCAGCGGCGCGAGTATTTTTTTGTCGTAGATCAACTTGCCGTTTTGGAAGAAGTTAAGGTCCACCGCCAGGCGCTTTAAGTGCAAGGAGTTCATGGTATTGCTGCGGCCTGTTTTGACGTAAACGGCTTGCTGTTCGGGCGTGCGGAACAATTCTCCGCCGGTGACCATAAAGCCCTGGGCAGACGCGTACTCCACGAGTCGGCACATGTCCCGCAAAAAGGCGGCTTGTTCTTGGCTTAAGCTCATTTGTTGCTCCTCATTTCAGCCAGCTTCTCGACAGTCCTGCCTCCAAAATAGGCACCCATAATTAGCATGCCCCAATTCCCCAACAGTTGTACGTAACTTTCGTTGGCGTTGTACCCAAATGCGCTCATCATTGCGAACACGGAATACATGGTGAAGATAGCGATCAGGCTCATCGGGCGGATGTTCTTGGACAGCCAAGAGTCCGAAGACATGTCTGCTTTCCACCGGTCGGTGATGTTTTGGGCATCGGACTGCGCAGCCTTTGCCAGCAGCTCCAACTCAGCCATTTCCAGCTTGGCCTTTTCGATGCCCAGCTCCAGGAGGCGCTCCTCGTGTTCGTGCTCGAGCTGGCGGAGCTTGCTGACCTCTTCAGGGCCGGGGTTATCGGAGATTTTTACGCCAAGTGCGTCTTCAACGACTTCCTTGCCCTTGGCCTGGATCGCAGAAGACAAGAGTCCCAGGCCGTTTTGGGCCAAGGTTCCGAGCAGTGATGCGACGATTGGAATCATTTGAGTTTCTCCATCCTGGTTTCGATGACCGCAATACTCTGGCGGTTGTATTGGATATCGTCCCGGTTCTTTTGTATCTCAGCCGAGAGTTCTTGGCGTAACCGCTCACGAGCCAACTCTGCCCCTGTGTTGGTAGCCTGCTTGTTGTCGGAAGTGACAACCAGGCTGATCTTGCTGTTCAGGATGGTAACTTCATGGCTTAGGTTAGAAAGCGCCGACATGAGGTAGACCACGCAGGTAAACAACAGCGGCAGCACTGCAAAGGTGAGTTTTTCAATTAAAGCGCTCTTCGCACTTTCTTTTGCTTCTTCAGCCATTTTGGTTCCTTACATAGTTGCCCCCGATGCAGCAGGAACCGTCGTGATCTCAATCGCCACGGACTGTTTAAGGTCCAGTGGCTGCCCGCAATCGGCGCAGGCGTCTGCGTCGATCTCGGATTGATCCAGGTCGTAGCCGCACGCACCGCAGAGAACCTCCACGGCGTGTGCGGGCTCGATGCCGCCGTCAGGCAGCGTCCGTGACGGGCTCTGCAGTCTCATCGGGTTTTGCCATCTCTGGCATTTGGACTTGGGGCTGCACTTCCGCGTGGATGGCATTGACAATCTGAAACACTTCGCCATAGGGGCGAGTACCCAGGTATTGCAGGATGCCGTTCACGAGTTGCAGGCTTACTTTGACGTCTTCATTCATGGATTTTTCTCCAAAGCATCGCTGAAATGGGGCAGCGATGGAACCCCACAAACATTATGCCGCAGGGGCCCAGGGCGTTCCAGCGGCGGTTACGGGGTTTTTCAGCAGTGCAATTTGTGCGGCAAGGCTGGCTTCAATAGCGTCTTTGTCCACGCCGTTAGCCCAGCACCAGTCCAGCACTTCCTGCTGAGTTACGTTGGCGTATGGGATGGATGGCGTAGCAGCAGCAAACCCGCAAGTGCCGTAAGCGCCAGCGGTGTATTCGCCATCAACAGCGGTTACTGCCCAATGTGCAACAGTGATAAAACCATCTGCTACTAAGTAGTCAGTTTGTGGGATTGTCCAAGTTGTAGTAGTCATGGTAAGTCCTTTAGTTAGATTCAAGTGCCACAATGCGGGCGGTTAGGGAAGTGATGAGTGCTTGCTGTTCTTGAATGGCTGCGGTCAGAGTTGCTACCAAAAAGCTGGTGTCGATGCCTTGGTGGATAGGATTTCCATCAGCATCCACAGCGTCTTTATCTCCTGTTACTGCTTGTGGGCATACTTCAGCCAATTCGTGAGCAATAAATCCTTCGCCATCTGACCCGTCACGTTTCCACTTATAGGTCACAGGCTTGAGCGCAGCTACTTTTATCAACGCTCCTGTCATGGGCGCAATGTCTTGTTTAAGTCGATAATCAGATGAAGTATTGAAAGCAGTTGCAGAGCTTGTTACAGAAATGCCGCCTACTTGAGTTCCTGCTGATGCTGCCCGTAAAACATCTCCAGTGGTATCAACACGATTTACCGACAAAGCAGAAAACCCGCTTCGACTTGCCCAAGTTGTTCCGTCTGTGTTTACAGCAAAACCTGATACGTTATTGCCGCTTCCATTGCCAGGAGCAGAATTTGTAGTAGCTACCAGCACGTTGCCGCCGTAAGGCTGAATTAGTAAATCCCCAGCAGACGAACCGCCAGCACTCATCTGTATGTAAGGCAGGTCGCTGGGGCCAGAGCCAAACTGCAATGAATATCCCGATGTGCTTTTTGGCGTGATGTTGAAAGCCGCCAAAGAATATGCGGTTGCTAAAGATGACGCATTGCTTGTTCCACCAACAACGGCTAGTTTTGCAACAGGTGAAGACGTACCAACCCCCACGTTGCCGCTGGTGTCAATACGCATTGCAACCGTACCGCTCTTATCAAAACTCGCAATGTAACCAGTGCCATATTGCGAGACTTGCAGTCCCCCAATGCTTGCGCTGGCGTTGTTGACCATGATGTGAGCAAAGTTTGAGCCTGTTAATGCTTGGTCTGTGCGAACACGCAAACCTGTGCCGGTAGTGCCAGCATGAAGAACATACAAAGCGGAATTGTCATTGTTGTCAGGTATAGCGCCGCTATTTTTAATAAAAGCAGTTGAATAATTTGAAGCCCCACTGTCAACCACAAACTTAACACTGTTTGAAGTTGTAGTGCCAACCAACAAGTTGCCACCGGTATCAAGGCGCATTGACTCAACAATGGTCGTACCCGCATCATGCCCAAAGCAAAGAGAGTCAGAGCCGGGGGTTTGACCAATCCAAGCATCAGCAATATATTTTCCATTCCACGAGATGACACCGTAGTGTGTGCCGAGTACGCGAGAATTTCTTAGCGTTGCATTTGAAAATGCTCTTGCTGTAGTTGATGTAGTTCCTGTTACGTTAAGTTGACCACCATCAGTGCTTGTCTGGTTGATAAGCACCCCACCGCCAGTTGGGTTTATCGCTAAGGGCGCACCAAGGCTGTTTTGAACGGCATCAATAACGCCTGTATATACAGATGATAAGAATGAATAGGCCATCCGCAATTGGTATGCGGAGTTGTTTGAAGTTTCGCCAAGGGTAAGCGTTGTTGAAGTTGCAATTGTTGTAGGATTTGACGCTGGAAGAACCGACAATCTTCCAGCAACTGGTGTACCGGGGTTGGAATTAGTACCAATCCCCACGTTGCCGCTGGAGTCAATACGCATCCGCTCGTCAGCAGTTGTAAAGTTGCCAGCAGAACCTGTCCCGTTGTTATAAAAACAAAGTGCGCCAACGCCGTAGGCATTGGTGCGAACCAACCCAATACCCGCCTTAGTTGAAGATGTTTCAGCAGCAGCGCCAGATGACACATTGAAACCAATTGCGGCAACACCTGACCCTGCTTGGTCATTGCGAACTACAGATTCAATTTGCAAACTATTTGCCGCTGCATATATTTCAAGTTTTTGACTTGGCGCAGTAGTACCAATCCCCACGTTGCCGCTGGAGTCGATACGCATCCGTTCATCTGCGGTTGTCAATACAGAAGCGTCTGCCGCTGCTCTTGTGTAAAACGCTAGATTGCCAAAACCCCAATTTGTTCCAACTACACAACCTATGGCGGCTCTTGCCCTAGTCGTGTCATTACCAATAGGCGTAAACGAAATTGGTAAAACTTGACCAGATGTTATTTCTGCCGCACCGCAAATATTAATGCCGCTAGCTGCAAAATCTGCTGAGCCATTAGTTGTAGCTACTTTTAGTTTTGCTTCATAACTTACTAAAGAGCCAATCCCCACGTTGCCGCTGGAGGTAATACGCATAGACTCCGCGCCGCCTTCAGTAAAAGCAATGGTGTCAGCGGCTGGGAAGAAGATGCCGGTGTTGGTATCGCCCGTTGTGGTTATTGCTGGGGCTGACACTGTGCCAGCAGAGAATGTTGCGACACCCGCAATGTTTGCAGTGGTGCCCACAAACAAGGCCTTTGCAATGCCCACGCCGCCGTCCGTTTGGATCGAGCCGGTGGTCGTGCTGCTGGAGTCAGTCGTGCTATCCACGGTCAACGCGCCGGTCAGCGTCTGAGCGCCGCCAATGGTGGCATTGCCGGCGATAAACAAGTTGCGGGGGCGTGTTGCGCCGCTGGCACCGATGTCGTAGGTGTTGTCGGTGAAGATCAGGTTGCTGGTGATCGTGCTGTTAATGGTCAGCGTGTCGGCAGAGCTGTCGCCCACAGTCACGTTGCCATTCAAGTTCACACCACCAGCAAGCGTCAACGTGCCGCCAACCGTCAAGTTGCGCGACAAGAACAGATCGCGAGGACGCGTCGCGCCAGAAGCGCCAATATCATACGTTGCGTCGGTAAACAGCACGTTGCTGTTCACAGTGCCAGGCACAGTAATCAAGTCACCAGAAGCGTCGCCCAGGGCTACTGCGCCGTTCAAAGTGGTCGCACCAGATGCGGTCAGGGAAGTAAAAGCACCGGTAGAAGCTGAAGCAGCTCCCACAGTCGCACCGTCAATCGTGCCGCCGTTGATGTCGACAAAGTCAAACATCTGGATGACGTTGGTGCCGTTGACGTACAGGTGCGCTTTGCGACCATTGGGAACAGTGATACCAGTGCCAGCAGAGGTCTTGACCGTAATGCTCTGGCCACCGGTCGTGTTGTTCTGGACGATGTACTGCTTCTGAATGGTAGGAACTATCAGCTCGCGAGTGGCGGTCAAACTACCAAAGGCGGAGGTCACATTCAGAACCAAGCAACGGGCCGTCTGTGAGGCGCTGCTGTCGGTGATGGTGATAGTTAAATTGGCATCGGAGGTGTAGTCAGGGTTGCCTAGGCCAATGATGGCCTGCTCCATGGCCGTGCCTAAATTGGTATTGGTGTTGGTGCCCCAAGTACCCGAGTTCTCACCCGTGGCCATCAACTCAATTTTGAGATTACTTGAATAGGTGCTTGCCATGGTTTTTCCTTTACGTTAGGACCTGCGTCCAAATCACTGTATTTCCGTCATTGACAACGACCCAATTACCTGACTGTGAATCATCCACATTTTGCCAGTTAGGCGTCTGATTGTCATCTATTACACTCCAAACGAGTACGTTTCCGACCTGCCCCTGCGCAGAAACACCCGTGACAAATACACTGGCATTGGCCGCCGTCGTGACGCTGCCAACTGATCCAGTGGCCTGCAGTCCTGTAACGGGCACATTCCCGCTTGCGTCAACCGCTACCGAGCCAATGGCCATCGTGCCGGCAACCCCGGTGACATTGACGTTGGCATCCGCCTGGTGGTCGACTGATCCGACCTGACCCGTCGCCTGCACGCCCGTGACAAACACGTCCGCGTTGGCGGCCACCGTAACGCTGCCCAGGGTTATTGTGCCCTGCACGCCCGTGAGCGTGACATTCGCAGAGCCGGTCATGGTCACCTGACCAACCTGGCCCGTTGCGCTTACCCCCGTAACGCTGACATCAGCGTTGGCCGTGACGGTAACCGCACCCAAGAAGGCCGTTGCGCTTACCCCGGAAAGTAAAACGACCGCGTCAGCGGTCACCTGTACAGAGCCTACGGCCCCAGTGGCCTTGATGTCAAGAACGCCCTCTCCCCAGGGCTGTTCGCCCCAGCCTACGCCGGATGCATTCCAGCCTTGAAAGGCAACAACAACATCAGCCACATGCGCTCCTCATCAGGCAATGCGGATGATGGCACTGGTGGAATCGTTCGTTGGGAAGATGATGGTGAACGTGCCGCTGGTGGACGTTTTTGCACCGCCAAAGTCCAAAACGCAAACAGTGGGGTCGCCCGCAGCCGTGTCGTTGTAAATTAACGCGCCAAAGGCCGTGATCGTGGCAGATGTGAACGACAAGTCAGCAAAGTCCGTGAACGCGGTGGTTCCCGTGGACGTAGGCGTGACGTTGGTCAATGCGCCGCCGCCCGCCACATACGAACCGGATGCAGCCACCTCATTGGTGGCCGTATAGGCGGTCGTTGCTGCAGTGAACGATGCACTGTTGTCGTACAAGGCCAGCTTGAACGTATTGCCCGTGCTGGTTGTGAAATTGTGTACACCTCTCATCAGCTCCACTTTGAAGCTGGTGCACATAAAATTGCCTGAAAATGCCATTTTTAATCTCCTAACAAATGAACCAAGTTGGGGTGACCCGCCTCGCGCAGGCGCAGGGCGATAGTTGCTCGGTCCTGTTCAACCGCCTCTTTCAGATAAAACGCTACAACATGCTTGACGCTGTCCTTGAAAGCTCTGGCCTGGGCCTGCACCGCCGGGTGCGACTGGTCCCCAACATAGATGATCTTGTCAGCAGCGCGCGCAGCCAACTCTTCCGTTGTCCAGCCGCGCTTTTGCGTGGTCTCGACGAAGACGCTGCCTACATGTACGGGTGCTGGTGCGGTGATCATGGTCCAGGTGAATCCGATTTAAGTGGGATACGAAGCATGCCGTCACGGTACTCGTCACGGCGGCGACGGCCCTGTTGCTCTGCGCCCAGACCTTGAATGGCCTCTTTGTAAGCCCCACGGAAGTACTGCATCATTTCAGCAGGGCCCTTCGTGTAGCTGTAGGCCTGGATCAAGCATGCATACAACAACGCCTCAGGTGCATTATTGCTGATCCAAGTGGTCGGATTGGCCGACGACAGCTGCGTTGGACGATAAATATAGCCTAGCTCCACGCTGTAGCTTTGATTCGGCGTGGGTGCAATGTAAAACGTGTTCTGGTCCCACACGGCATAGTACTTGGGCGTGCCTTGCGTGGTGCCGTTGGCCCAGTACTCTTTCATGAAGGAGGTGTCCCTGAAGTCCAGGAACAATTGATCGCCACTGGTGGGTGTCAGGATCAGGTACCGATGCGTCAAAAGGTCAGTGGGGGCAGTCAGAAACCTGTTGCCCTGGGTCATGCTGCCCGTCACTTCGAGCTTAAACACATCCAGGTCAATCTCGCGAAGAATCTGGTTCTCCGCCATGGTGATGAAGGTGTTGATCACCGCCGCCGTGAACACGTTACTGTTCACCTCGGTGTAGTTTCGGATGTTGGTGACAAGTTCGTCGTAGGTCATGATGTGCTCACAGTCACTTTGCCAACAACGCCTTGCGCGATGAGCGCCTGGTCTTGAATGTACGGCTGCATGTTGGTGCCACCTCGAACGCTGCCAAAACTTTGAAATGCCGTAAAGCCTGGCGCGCCCACAAAAACAGATACGGGCTCGATGCGATCGGGACGCGGATCACGCAATGCAATGGCGTCTCCGTTGTAGCGGAGCGGCTCGAGTTGGGGCTCTTTCGGCTCGTAGTCGTCGGGGCACACCATGAAGCCGCGCCAGTTCTTGCGCAGGTTGTTGTACTTGTACCGCTGCCCGCAGTAATCGCACAGCCCATAGGAGTGTATGCCTGTTGCGAATGCCATGTCATACCCCCAGGTCCGGCACAAACTGCACGCTGGCGGTGTCTCGGTCTTCCAGGGCCGCGCGCTGGAAGTCTTCTTCGTAGATGGCTTTCAAAGCCGCAGCTCGGTCCGCCGCAAACTTGAGCGACAGGTAGTACGCCAGGCCTGATGCCAGGCATGGCAGGAACCTGAAATTCACGTCGGAAGTGTTGGTGTACGCGCCGGCGTCTTGGATGCGACGAATGCGGTAGTACACGAAGGTGTAGTTCTGGTCCGCTGCGGGATAGAAATACACCTTGGGAGTATTGGTGCGCTCCACATAAAACTGCGCAGGACGGGCCTGCGTGGTCTTGTCAGGCACGTTAAGGTAGTCTTCACGGCTGATGCGCTCAATGTAGACGTCCGTGTTGATGCCCTGGTTGTTTTGGCGAATAATTGCCTCTAACACATTGACCACGTCGGTCGGCAACGAAATGCTGCTGGTTCCCTGCACTAGGGCAAAAGTAGCCTGCTCAATGGTCCACAAATTCAACCCGCGATTGGCCCAGTCAAGGAACAGCAGGTTAAGCGACCGTCGTGCCGACGTGAGTTGGTATCCACTGGTCGGACGCATGCCGCAGCGCTCAAAAGACTCTTCGATCAGGTCGTCGATCGACAGGTCGAAGGTAGTTGTGCCGGAGGTGGTCATTTGTTATACAGGTTGTCAAATGTTGCTTGCGCATCCATGTACGAGTCGTCCTGCTCCGCACAATGGGTCCACTGGCTGGGCTTAAAGTCAGGGGCACCTTCCCCTGTTTGCCAAAACGCAGGGCTTGTGACCCTGACGCGGTTGTTTGGCAACGCCACAATGTTACCTGTCCACTTGCCTGCATCAGTCAAAATCAAAACATGACTTTGCTTGTGTTGTGCGGGGCAATCGGCCACCTCGCTCTCGGCGTAGTCCACGGTGAACAGATACCTGCCGGTGTGAAACTCACCGTCAATCTTGCACAACCAGGGGCTGGGGCTGGTCCGGGCAAACTTTATCACCGTGTGATGGTGCGACGGGCAGTCCCAAGGCTGCGCCAGATGTGTGGGCATGCGATCCGGCCACTCCTCCAGTGGGATGTCTCCCACCAGCGCTGTGATCGGCATGCGTGCCCACATGGCCCCTCCATGCACGTTTTCAGAGCCATCTACCTGGCTTTCGCACCCGGTAAATACAAGCTGAAAACTCAAGCAACGATCCGGCATGACGTTGACCGCAATGACATTTGCGTGCAAGTACTCGCCATGGTACTTCTGGTGCATGTGAGTAAACTCACGTCTAACCCAGCACTTGAAGTACGGAATGTTGCTGATGAGGTATGCCATTACTTAGCGCTCTTGGCCTTCTTCTTGGCAGCACCGCCGGCAGCGTAGCCTTTGGACATCATGCCGCCAGCAGCGTAACCCTTAGTCATCATGCCCCCGCCCATTTTGCCAATGGGCTTGCCCATTGCCATGCGCTTGTGCTCATTGACGTTGCCTTTGTTGGCCATGCCGCCCTTGGCCATCATCACGGGACCAGTAGTTTTACTGGTCTCAGAGATCATCTTGTTTGCGGGGCCGCTTTCGACAGCACCACCACCGCGCGTAGCGGCACCCATTCCACGTCCAGCCATATTAAGCTCCTTTTTTCATTGCACGGCCCTTGACGTCGGCCGTTTTACGAGAAACAGCACGACCCATCTTGTCCGATGCGGACTTCATGGCCATACCACCTTTTTTCATCTTGCCAACGCCATCAGCTGCAAAAGCAGGCACGGATTTGCCGTCTTTTTTAACCATTTTTAGTTTCGAGGTTGCCATCATCATTCCTTACTTTGCTTGGTGAATAAGTTGATCAATTTTCGCTTCAAGTTTGTTAAAGCGCTGGTCAATGTGATCAGTAATGCGCTGAACTTCTGATTGAGTAACGTAATCACGGGCAATCTCCTCGCGTGTCCGGTTGAGTAAAATGTTAATCCGGGTCAACTCAGAGAACTTATCCTTGAGTAAGAAGCCAATGACCGTCGTGGCCATTGTGAGGCCCCCAGACCAAATCATGTTTAGGTTTTCCATTTAACACTTCCACCTTGCTAAAGCAGCCGCCTTGCGGGTCGGCTTGCCTTTCTCATCTTTCATCGGCCCCGGCATCCCGCCCATGCGCGCGCAGAACGAGTCTTTGCGTGGTCCGCCCTTGGGCTGTGGGGCCTTGAGGTTGCTGCCTGTTGCCGCGTTGTACTTGGCACGGCCTTTGGCAGTCAAGCCCGCCCCCTTGGAGACGGGCAATTTCTCACCACGACCAACCGAAAGGGATGGGCCTTTCTTAGCCATTACTGCGCTGCTCCACCATAAAAGAACAGTGTCACGCTGGTAACTTCAGCGCTGGAAACATCAATAAACACCCCTGAGTCAAAGAGAATTCCCATATCCGGGAGGATGAGGTCAGTGGCTCCCGCCGCAGCAGGGGTAGTGATGGTCAGCAGGGCCGTGCCTGCGGTAGTGCTGCCGTTCTTTAGGGTAAAAGACGCGGCTGTAGCCGTGTTTGTAAAATAAATACCAGCTACCCTTGTGCGACCCCCAACTGCATGGCCATCAGCAGTCTTTGTGACTGCCTGAATATTGCTGTTGCTCATGTCATTTCCCCCGTTTTTGTACTCTGTGTCTGTGAATCAGGAGGATCCATACGACTGATTTCGGTCAGTGGAACATCCGTATAAACAGCTTTTACATCATGTTGCATCGTCATTTTCTTGCTCCGGTTCTGGTGCATCTAACCTGTTGATGAGCATCTTGTACGCTTGAATCGTGGCCTGAGCTTGAATTAAAAAGGCGTTTGCCTTAGTCGCTTCAGTCTCAAGTTCACGAATCTCAGACTCCAAGAATTCCTTGGTAATCTGCATTATGCAAACGAAGCGTAAGCAGGGACGTAATACACAGTGCCGCCAACCATGACTTTAATTGCTTTAGACACAGTAGTTACGCTGCTTGCAGTGGGCGCAATCGTAGCGGCAGGGGCTGTTTCAATGTTCATCAACAAAGGAATCTCACCTGTGTTTGTGCCACTGTCAGACACGCGAATGAATGAAGCATTTGCGGGCAAAGTAGCGTTAACTGTATAGGCGGTGTCCAGTTGAATAACAGACAAAGTACCACCGGGAGTGGCATCAGAACCGCCCAAGGTAGCACGAATAGCATTAGCTGCACCAGAAATAGTGGCTGATGCGCCGTCAACACTTAAAGAAATGTGAGCGCCGTTGATTGTGCCACCTGTTGCAGCAGCAGTGCCCGTTACAACAGAAAAAGCACGCAGGGTTTCGCCTGAACCCGTAGAGGTAAAGGTCAGCTTGTTGTAGCTTAGACGCGTGTCACCAGTAGTGGCAGAAGTCGTAGCGTAAAACTCAGAAATGTTGTCCGCAGTTGTTACTGCAATGGGAGAAGTCGCGGTGCCACCGATAAAACCATTGAGAGAAGAGACTGGGCCGGAGAATGTGGTCAATGCCATGGTAGATTCCTTACATGCAAGTGGAGCACATCTGTCTGCATGTCGTCAGCCGGGACTGTCAGATGTACCGGAAACCCCGGAGTGCATCCAATATACACCATTTTTATGATGCGTCAAGACCATGCCTCACAAAGACTCAAAAGTCAGTAAAGCCAAGCATAAGGAGTGGTCGGCCAAACACTACCAAAAAAACAAAGACGAGGTAAAGGTCAGGACAAAAAAAACCCGAAAGCAGAAAAAGCAAGAATGGTTAGAGTTCAAACGGGGGTTGTCCTGTACCAAATGCGGGTTCTCCCACCCTGCGGTGATTGACTTCCATCACGTTGGGCCTAAAAAATACAGCGTCAACGAACTTATAGGCGACGGCAGATTTAAGACGGCTTACGAAGAAATAAAGCAATGCGTAGCACTGTGCGCCAACTGCCACCGCATACACCACTACGACGAACACGAACGAAAAAGGGGGCCGAAGCCCCCTTTAGAACCCAACACAAATTAAGCCTCTTCAGCTTCGTCTTCAGCTTCGTCTTCAGCTTCGTCTTCAGCTTCGTCTTCAACCAAGAGCCACTCATTGGTGTCCTCGTCCAACCAGTACCATGCTTCGTACTCTTCGTCGTACCAGCAGTAGCACTCAGCATCTTCATCATAAAAGTACTCTTCGTCTTCAGCAAAGCAGTCAGCGAACGCTTGAAACTCTTCGTCCTCGCCTTCGATCTCTTCAATGTCAGTGTTACCCAACGCCTGAGCAGCCTGCAAAAACTTCAGGATGGACTCGGTAGAAAACTCAAAGTAGCCGCCATTGTCAAGGTCAACAGATACAGTAAACAGCATTTTTACACTCCAAAAAAATTGTTGCAGCACCGCGCTGCAAATCATCCTATCACGCATCCCATGACAGTTTTTAGACATAAAAAAGGCCCCCGAAGGGGCCTTTTTAGCAGGGGTAAACCCGGCCGCTGTCGCTTAGGCTGCGCCTGGCGAACCAAAAATGCCGCGAGGATCGCTGAAGCCAAAGCTGTAGCGCTCACGTGCCTTGTAACGCACGTTGCCGGTGTCAAAGTCGCCTTCGAAACCAGTCTTCATGGACACGCGCTCGAACATTTTCATGCCGTTAGGAGCGTCAGTCTTGATGAAGAACGCATCTGGATCGGTCAGGAAGTTGTTAACCACGTAGCCCTGAGGAACCATGCCCATGTTGCGGATGGCGTTGACATCGTTGTCAGCAGTACCAACGCGGAGCGTGGACTTCATGATACGGTCAGCAGTGAACATCAGCTCTTTGGGGATGATCAACTTCAGGCCTTGGACGGCGATCTTCAGGCCGCGCTCGTCAGTGAACGCTGCGATGTCGATCAGAGCTTGTTCCAAGGAGGTCTCGGACAAGTCAGCGGCCGTAGCCAAGGTGTTGGACAGGTTGGGACCTGACAGGGTCGGGTGATTGGTTGCGCACAGAGCAACACCGTCGCCACCGATAGAGGTGGTGAAAGCGTTGTTGAGCACAGCCGCAGCCTTGATCTGCTTGGTCTGAGCCATAGAACGGGCCAGGGCCTTGGTGTAGCGGGCAGACAAGCGGTCGTAGAGGTTATCTTCGACAGCTTCTTCCGTCAGCGAGAACGCCAAAGCAATGGTCTCGTGGGTGTAGCGAGCCGTGTAGACCTCTTGCGCTTGGTCGTACGAAACGCCCGCGCCCTCAGTCTTCACAGGAGCTTCGCCGAAGCCCGATTCCATCACTTCCTCTTCAAACGCGCGGTCCGAAGACTCGATAGCGTAGATTTGGGTGTGTTGATTCTCGTAGTTTTTGTACTCGAGTCCGAACAGAGCATTGAGACCAGGCTCAAGCTCTTTCACCAGTTGTGCACGTGAAATAGCCATTTATGTTCTCCTTATTGACCAGCAACACCTGCACTACCGTACACGTGTTCGTTGATCTTAACTACCACCACGGCGAAAGAGCCGTACTCGTTACTTGGGACGTTGTACAAGCCAACGGTCTTCAGGTTCAACGCAGCTGAAGTAGCAAGCGTGCCAGAGTTCAGTTCCATAGTGGACACACCAGTAGTGGTGCTTCCGCCGGTACCAATCACGTCTGCATTCTTGCCCACGTCTGCAGCAACGAAGCCTGCATCACATTGGATCAGGAACAACTGGCTAGGATCATCGATCACGTCGGCAATGATCTTGCCTGAAGTGATGTTGACAGAACCTGGATAGAAGTTCTTGAACGTGGGCTTGCCTGTAGTGGGATCAATGTAGCTGCAACCGTTAAACACGCCTACCGCAGCAGTGTGTGTAGCAGGAAGAAACCGGGTGATAAATCCCGCTGAGAGAGCAACCAAGTCGCCTTGAAAAATTGTTCCAGCCTGGCTATCAGCAATCTCGTATCCGTACTGTTTCTGAGCACCAGTAGCGGAAAGATTGCCAATAGGTCGCAAGCCGAAAGCCTTGTCGATATTAGCCATATGAAATTTCCTTTAAAAAATAAAATCCGTTAGCCCTTGTTAGAGCCACCAAAAGAAACGCGAGACTGACGTGTGGGCCGCTGAATGGTCATGCTGTTGTGGGCATTCGCTTTCATCAACTCGTTATCCGCCGCCTGTAATTGGTCGTTCGCTCGACTTTGGTAATACGCACTGCGCTCTGCCAGGGTCTCAACCGGAATACGTGCAAGAAGTAAACCTCCCACGCTGATAACACCAGCATGTCGGCCGTCTTCTACTGTTGGCACATGATAGTCGGGGTACTCGTCCCCACGAACCAGCTCATACCCCTCGCGGAGCTTTCCAGAGATGTTCGTGCGGTCGTCAATACCACCGGCTTCAGCGCGAATCCAACGGTGCTTATATCCAGGAGGCGGTGGGGGCGCATCCAGTCGTGAAGGGGGAGCCCATGGTTTACGTCGCGCATCTTGATCACGGGATTCGGCCCCGCGTGAAGTGCGATTGAGTGTAGGTACTTTAACGTCTGACATGGTCTTACTCCTTTACGTACTTGGCGTATTCCTCAAGCGGAACACCCAGTTTTTTGGCAATTGCAACTTGACTCGGGGTCAACTTGACAGTGCGGCGTGCGTTGTTGATACCCGAAGATCGGGATGCAGGTGCCACCGTTTGCACGAGTCTGGCGGACCTGTTAGTTTGCGCTTGCTGCTGACCCCCGCCCAGCTTCTGGGGGAAGGTCTGCTTCAAGCGTGCGTCTAGCTCATCATAATACTCATTGCTGTTTGGGTCAAATCCCTCAGACTGAATCAGCTGACGATGGATTCCCCAGGCTGCATGAGTCATGGCAGTATCTCGGCCGTACCAGGGGTTACGCTCGGCCCAGTCCTCGACCCGTGGGTCGACTTCCTGTTGAACTTGTACCTGGGGCTGCTGGGCAGCTTGCTGGGCAGCGACCTGCTGCTGGTAGTTCCACTGCTGCACCTGCTGCTCGCGCTGCTGGGTAGCTGCAGTGATCTGGCTTTGCTCCATAGTGAGCGAGGTCAGGCGTTGCTGGGCTTCCGTCTCGGTGTCAATGTCACCTTCTTCACGGGCCTTGCGGATGATTTGTTTTAAAGCAACAACTTGCGTCTGAAC